AAATCATATCCACTTCTTAAAACTCTTGCTAATGAATTATTATTATCCACCTCTGAATACCCGTATGGGCCATAAATTGGATTTCCATCATATGCCCATCCAATTACAGGTGAATGTAATTGAGGTGAAGTAGCAAGATCATTAAAAGCACTTTGTATTTTGTTTGAATATCCTACAACAGAATATTGTAAGTTTGTTTCTGCCTCTCTTAAAAGTATCTCATCACCAAATCTAACAAGGTTATTTACAGATAAATTTCTAACTGCACTATCAAGAATGAAACCTGATCCATTTGGAGTGACTTTTACATCAGGAACTGTTGTATATCCTATTCCGGGATTTATAACTCTTACTTCTGTTACTCTACCGTCAGTAACTATTGCTCTTAATTTACCTCCTATTCCAGTTCCAATTCCAACCAAATCTAAATCTGGTGCTGATGTATAGTCTTTTCCACCAAACATAACATCGCAACCAATAAGTTTACCACCTAAAACAATTGCCTTTAGTTCTGCTCCAGTTCCATTTAAAATTTTAATATTTGGTTTTTTCTCAAAATTAAGAATATTTGATCCATAATTTGTTCCAGATTCATGCAAATATCCATCTACTAATTTACCACGTATTTTAGGTGTAATAATTAATGATTCTGTTCTACCAGCTGATACTGGAGAATATATTGCATTTACGTTTACTACAATTGGTTCAAAGAAAAATTCATGATTACTGGATGTTGATACTTCAGATATTCTTGTGAAATTTTTTCTTAAATAATTCTGTGTAGGATCAGTTGCACCAATACCAACATCAATTAATCTAAATTTGTTATCATCTAATTTAAGAACTCTATATCTGGTGGTAACACCAAGTCCAATAGGTGCATGATTTGCATCACCACTTGATGGTGCGTATTGAACTAAATCACCTGTAATGAATCCATGATTTTTAAAGTTTACCGAATTATCAACAGTGTGAATACCAACTGGTTTTACAATTAATCTTCTATTGGTATAATTTGTTCCGGGATTGATAACTCTTACAGATCTAAGATGATTTTTTAAATTCAAGAATGTAAACTTATGCTCACCATTCGTATTTTCAACTGTAAATCCTACAGTGTTAATTCCTGCCTTGTAATCATCTAACTTCTCATACAAATAAACAGAACTTATACCTACAACTTGTGGATAGTAAGTCGCACCATTTACTAAAGTTCTATTTTGTGCTGTGCTTGATCCACCAAAAGTTCCAATTCCTAATGAAGGATTACCGTTGTTATTATATACAAGGGGTTCTCCATTTTCCAAATTATGAGGTCTTTTGAACTCGATTAAATTGTTAATTTGGTCTACACCACCTCTTACATTTTTAAGTCTACCTTCAAAGGATATCTCTCTTGTCCTTTTAGTTACAACTGGTTTCAATACTGCTCCAGATCCATTACCACCTGATATGGTAACTGACATAACTTTTTCAACATCAAAATGTTGTTGATCAACTAAGACTTCATCCAAAACACCGCTTACAACTGGTTGCACAATCGCAGTTGTTCCAGTTCCCGGAGACGGTATACTTACTGTTGGTAAGTTAATAACATCAAATCCCTTTCCTTGATTTAATATTTTAAATTCTGAAAGTGGGCCAAAATAAATTTTATCTAAAGACTTGTAGTTTGCAATTTCAACACCGTTCTTTAAAATACCAGTTGTACCTGCTTCTGTTTTTACTGATTTTCCTGATTTGATATTTACTTGTGCAGGAAATTTCTTTAAAACTTTTTGAACACCTATCTGTTCATTTTTATGTCTTAATAAAACAAACCTATGTGTATCAGCATCATTTATAACCTTAACTCCATTACTATCCACATCAGAGAATTCAACATATGGTGGGTTTGATGCATCAACGTTTGTTACTGTAATGAATGATCTTGAGGGATAAAGTCTTAAAACATTTTTTGCACCATTGGGTGCTGTTAATCTCTCAACATAATATACACCAGAGGTATCTAATCCTACAAGAGGGATTCCACTTGGAATATAAGAAATAGCATCACCTGTTCTAAATTCAACTTCTGATTTGGAGGTGAAGTGAATTTGTGAGTATAAACCTGTAACTAGACTTTTACTTCTTAGATTACCTGTTCCAATATTAAGAGGGTCTGAAATTATAGGACTTGAGGTTCCTCCAATAGTTTCTTTAATTACCTTTTTTTCAATCTCATATGAGGGCATTGAAGAAGATGCCACATAGTAATTTTCATCTTGTTCGTTATATGTGTTCTGAACATCAGTAGTGATTATATTATTTCCAAATTGTAAATCAATATCAGCAGCTGCATATGCTTTTTTTAACTCTCTCTGAATATCATATTGTGTAATACCATCATTTAATGGAGAATTAGTACTATCTAAAGCCAGTCCAACTGTTTGAAGACTTACTGTTGCAGCAATTCCTGTTTTTATTGGTATTACTTCACCTCTTCTGAATAAAGAAACTTTATCACCACTAACAAGTTGTGATTTATCAATAACAGATCTTTGAACTAAATCAGATGATCTGTCGCCTACAGGAGTTGTTGATTGAAAATCTAACTTTATACGACTTGCAGTATTATAAATCCATGAATTAAAAAATACTGTTTTTCTAGTTTTATCACTAAGCAAAGTTGGATTAGGAATCTTCTCTCCTAAGTTTTTAACAGTTATTTTTTCTCCTTCAAGAGTTACACTTGATCCTTCACTAGGTAAAAGTTCAAAATTTGATAAAACTCCAGTTATTCTTAATTCAACTCTTTTTGTCAAATCACCATCTTCATATCCAAATATAAACTCATCACTTCTTAAATCATCAGTAGATCTTATAGAATTACCAATACCAGTGCAAAGTAAGAACTGATTGATTGACTTATCACCATATGTAATAGTATTGACTCCTGTAATACCATTTGTTACTACAGTTCCTGTAGTTCCAAACCCAACAGTTGAATCTACTGTTAAAACAGTGGATCCTACAGGTGCGTCTTCTATTACCCTTGTTTTACCGGGAATTGTAAATGTACCCTGTATCGCTGATCTCTCATCATAACCAACAAATAAATTTAATTTATAGTAAGTTGTGATACCTAAATTTCCAGTTCTACTAAAAATTTCAACTTCTGATACAGATCCTGAAGTTGTTAAGTCTGTGGATTTAGTGATGGTTTGTCCAATTAATTTATTTGGATCACCAGATATCTGCTCTGCAACTACAACTTCTCTACGAATATACTCAGCAGATGATGGTTTTATAAGAAAATTTTCTAAATCTACGATTTTAGGAGTAATCCCGTATAAAACATTAAATAAAATGCGGAATGACTCTTCTGTTCCTTTAGATTTGTATAATGATTTAGATTCTTTTATAAAATTACTTACATCAACTTTATCACTTAACTTGGTATCCTCTAGTCCGGGTGTAATATATGATTTAACTTTTTGGTAAAACTCTTTTAAAAATAAAACACTTAAATTCTGTACATTTGATGTTGCGGTATGAATACCTGCAATACTTGTTGAAAATACAAGTTCACCTCTGTTTACAGGATCTGTATAAGAAGTTATACCACTAAACCCTCTTACACATCCTGTAAATGAATTTGTAGTTATGCCTGTATATGTGAAAATCTCATCATCAATTTTGAATAATCCATATTCATTTGGAAATCCTTTTGTTGATGATACATTTATTGTTGTGTCTGCAGTTGTAATTCCTGTGGTCAGTGTAGTGACACCAACTATTACTTCAGGAGTAAGATTATCAAGTTTAATGTATTGATCTAAATTATCACTTAAATCTATTACACCACCACGATGTTCTTGAGAAATATAGTATTGCTTTAAAAAATCGACAGCTAATGGACTCTCTGATGTTATAAACTCAGGGAGTTGATGCTCTATTATTTGTTGAACTTGTATACGTTTGTCTATTCCAGTTCCGATCATGTTCTTGTAAGTTCTCCGTTAGAGTAACTTGAAGTTACTTTATAACCAACACCAGATATTTGTTCGCCTGATGTAATTGTATCTTTAATCATATTTATTTGACTACTTGGAATGTTAAAATCTAAGTACAGATCTTGCAATCCAATAACATCATTTGATTCGGGAAAAGCCTGAATTTCTACAATATTATTAGGTTTTTCAGTAGAGATAATATTTATAGTTGATAAGTTTATTTCTCCATGAACATAATCAACCACACCAGCTGATTTAACAACAACAATTGTTTCACCACTTGCATTTTTTCTTACAACAGAGATAGTACCAGTTAATTTATCTGCGTTTGGTACGTCAGTAAAATATACTGTTTCAATTGTTCCTAAAATTTTAAATCCAGTGCTCTTGATGTTCAATCCTTCAGGTTTTACATTAAATTGATTACCAAAACATAATTCGTACTGTGCAAATTGATTTACAAGAGCATTCAAATTACGTCTCATTCTAACTCTGGTGATATTTGAAGTAATCGCATTATCAATATTATCAACTACATTTAATACTTTACTATATTTAAATCTACCACCAAATTTATTTACGTCACCTGATTTTGAATATGTAGTGAGAGAATTTGATATTTTTGTCCTTAGATCATTCACAGCAGCAACTTTTGTTGAATCATAGTATATAAAAGATTCAACTTCAACATAAAGTACCTGTAGGTCAATAATTTTTTGATTGATACCTGTAAGTGAATAACTTTTTAACTTTGTAAGTATTTGTGTTTTATCAAAATCAGAAACAAATTCACCATTTTTTGGTTTAATTGTTATAAGAACAGTTCCAAATTGTGGTGGATCAACTTCCTCTCCACCCACAACAGATACACTTTCAGTATTTGGATACACTTGTTGTACTATCGACTCGTAATCCCTTGCTGTAACCGCCCTGTACTGCGATGAATACAATCTAGGTGCAAAGTACTTAATTGAGTCAATCGTCTCTATATCGCCTCCATTTGATGCAGCATTAATGGTATTAATTGTAGGAGTAGAGGATGGAACAATGACCTGACCATTATCACCTAAAAAGTTACCAGCAAAGTTAAAATTAGTTGGCCCATTACCCTCAGACCCTG